TGAGACAGGAACACCAGAAATGTTTAAAAGTTCAAGTATTTCTTTTTATTTATTCAATTCTTCTTTACAAGTTTTAAATAGTCAATCATTTAATTATCCAGGTAATATTGATTCAAATATTACATTTTCTATAACTCCTACAACCTCATCATTTTATTACGGTTTAGCCGTAACTACTAGTTTTTCAAGTCATACCTTTACATATAATATAACAAATGTTAATTACTCAGTAAGCTTAGAGCCAAAAACAACCGACTCAGCATCTGGTGCAACACAATATAGAAGATTAGTATATAATAGTATAAAACAGTTATATTATTCTAACTATTTATCATCATCATATCAATTATATAGTAGTAGTGCTGAAAATTTTGAGCAAACTACTATAAACTATCAGAAAACCTTATACCCTTCAGGTGTATACCAACAATGGTATAACGGACCTATTAAATTTTTTCCAACTGCCTCAGATTCTATAATAAGAGTATTATCTATTCCACAAGATATATTTGGATCTAAAATTGTTCCTGGTACATTTAATATAACTTCTTCAGGTTATAATATAAATGATGATAAAGAAGGAAATTTATTTGATAATAATCAAACTTTAGTAGGAAATATAATTTACCCACATGGTTTAGCAATTATTACTAATCCAAGTTATATGATTGTATTCCCAACAGCATCTAATGATAACATTACTGTAGCTTCTGGACAAAAATCAGGATCTTTTACTTTATCTTTTAAAGGTGAACATATTATTTATGAAAATGAAGTAAGATGTAATCTAACAGAAGATGAGTATAACTATACATTAAATCCTAGTATTAGTTCAGATGGAACTGGATCGTTATATGGGTTTGCTTCATCATCTGTATTTAATCCTTATGTAACAACAATAGGTTTGTATAATGAAGCTGGAGAATTATTAGTTGTAAGTAAATTGGGTAAACCAGTTCAAATACCAAGAAATAGTGATATTTCTTTCATAGTTCGTTGGGATTCATAATTTCTCTAATATTTATAATAAAATGGGACTAGCTCAAAAAAAGTATTACGAAAATAATAAGGAAAAACATAAACAAGGAATGATTAATTGGAAAAATCAAAATCCTAATTATGGTATCGAATATTATAATAAAAATAAAGAAGAATTTAAGGAAAAATTAAAAAAGTATTATAAAGATAATAAAGAAAAGATAAATAAACAAAATCAAAATAATTATAATAAAAATAAAAATTCAATTTTAATTAAAGTTAAAGAATACCAAGAATCTATAAAAATTAATCCTGAAAAATTAGAAAAAGTTAAATTAAGAAATAAAAATTATCAAAAAGAATATTATAAAAAAAATCCACATATTAGTTTATTACGTAATCAAATTAGAAATATTAAAAATAGATTAGGAACACAAAAAGAAAAAAGTGCTATTAAGGAATTAAAATATACACCATTAGAATTTAAAAAACATATTGAAAATAGTTTTTTAGAAGGAATGAATTGGGATAATATTGGTAATAAAAATAATAATTGGAATGTAGATCATAAAATACCAATATCTTGGTTTAAAAAATTAACTCCTTATTATGTAGTAAATGATTTAAACAATTTACAACCTATGTGGGGTTTAGAAAATAAACAAAAAAGTAATACTACCTATAATAAAATTTCTAAAGAATATTATGATATATGCAAAATATACTTATTAGAGAATAAAATTGATTTAATAAAAACAATTTAATGGGACAGTTAATAAAAATATTGAAAGAAATTGAAATTTTAGGAAATATTGATCCTGAAATAGTAGTAAAATTATATAAAGAAAAAATAGGTGAACCAGGATTAGCTAATATAGATAAATCTAGAAAAGTACATAAAATGATAGATACTGAGTTTGGAGGAGATAAATTAGATTATTTTGATACTTATGAAGATTTAATTAGAAGATTGGATAAAAGCAGTTTACATAAATTATATATAAAATTAAAAAGTTTAGAATTAAATGAAATTCAAATTAAATCACCTAATTTAGCTGATTCTTTTTTGAAAGTAGGACAAAAATATTATATTCAAGATAAACCAGGAGGTTATAAAGCTAAAGTAAAATTTCTAGGAAAGACAATAAGAAATACAAGATATGATGGAACGGGAGAAAATATTACATATTATGATTTTATGTATGATGTATATTGGCATTATGAAAAGGATGAATTAGAGGATATGATTAAAAATAAATTAATAACAAAAGTTAAATGAAACCCTGGTTATATACTAACACTGAATTTACAAAACTAGAAGATTTTCCCCAAGATTGTTTTGGTTTTATATATAAAATTACTAATACACTTACTAACCAATATTATGTTGGTAAAAAATTTTTACATCACTCAGTAAAACGTAAGATAGGTAAAAAAGAAAAGGCATTAATCGAAGGTAAAGGTAGACGTCCTGACTTTGAACGCATGTCTAAAGAATCTGATTGGAAAACATATTTCTCTTCATCAGAAATAATTAAAGAAGATGTAAAACAAAATGGAAGTAACCATTATAAACGTGAAATAATTCAATTTGCGTATAGTAAAAAAGAATTAAGTTATCTTGAAATAAAGTTACAATTTCAACTCGATGTATTAGTTGATCCTATGTCCCTTAACGACAACATTTCAGGTAAGTTTTACAAGAAAGATTTCGAATAATTAGGCCTTATAACCTTTTTTACTTACATTCTCTAAAAATGGAAAAAACTTATATTTATCTAGTTGAAAATTGTTATGGAGACCCTAATAAAGTTTATATAGGTAAGGAAAAATTTCCTAAAGAAGGTAAAAAACGAAAATATAATCACCAAAAAATTTATGGTGATCAAATTATATTTACTTATATAGATGAAATTAATTCATGGGATAAAAATGATTGGAAACCAATTGAAACTTACTGGATTCATCAATTTAGAACTTGGAATTTTGAAGTTATAAATAAAAATGATGGAGGAGGTGGGCCAATAACTCATACTAAAGAGACTAGAGAAATTTTAAAGAAATTAAATACTCGACCTAAACCAAAACCTATAGGATATAGTGAAAAAATTAGTAAAGCAACAAAAGGAATTAAAAGATCTTTAGAAGCTAAAAATAATATATCAAAAGCTCTAAAACTTAGAAAAATTACTTGGAGAGAAAAAATTAATAAGTCATTAATAAATAGACATGACAAACCTGTTCTACAATATGATCTAGGAGGAAATTTTATTAAGGAATGGAAATCACCAAAAGAAGCAAATAAATCATTAAGACCCAACAGTGTAGATGCTACAACTATACGCGCTGCGGCAAGAGGTAATCAAAAATCTGCTTTAGGATTTAAATGGAAATACAAAAATGAATAATATATTATTTGCACTTGAAGAAATTTTAGGAAAAAGCAAGAAAACTAATAGGGGAAATTATGCATTTTTTTGTCCTATATGTCATCATCATAAAAGGAAATTAGAAATCAATTTGGATGAAAAATCAAATAATTACCAAAAATATAATTGTTGGACTTGCTCAGATTTTAAAGGAAGTACTATAAAATCTTTACTTAAAAAAATAAAAATAGATAATAATAAAATATTTGAATTATTAAAAGGTTTATCTAAACCACCATCAACAGATAGTAGTGATGATAGAACAAATAGTATAACTTTACCTAAAGAATTTATACCATTATATCCAACTCCAAACAACATTTACGCACGTAAGGTATTATCTTATCTTGATAAACGTAATATAACTCAAGCAGATATTATAAAATATAATATAGGTTATTGTATGGATGGGAAATACCATGATAGAGTCATAATTCCGTCATATGATGGGAAAGGTTTATTAAATTTTTTTGAAGCAAGAGACATTACAAACACTTCATCATTAAGATATTTAAAACCCATGGTAGATAAAAATGATGTTATTGCTCTTGAATTATTTATTAATTGGAATTTACCAATTATATTAACTGAGGGTTTATTTGATGCAATTACTATTAAACGAAACGTAATACCTCTTTTAGGTAAAACAATGTCTAATGCTTTAATGAAAAAAATAGTTACTTCTCAAGTAAAAAAAATATATTTAGCATTAGACTCAGATGCTTTAAAAACTACATTACAACATGCTGAGGAATTAATCAACAGAGGTAAAAAAGTTTATATAGTAGAATTAAAGGATAAGGATGCTAATGCTATGGGTTTTCACCAATTTACAGAATTAATCCAAACTGCTATTCCTTTAACTTTTGATAATTTGTTTAGTAAAAAATTAGAATTAATATGATAGAATGTTCGAGATGTAAAAATTCTAAAGAAATAAAAGAGTTTTATAAGGATAAAACATCTAAAAATGGTTTACAAGGATATTGTAAAGAATGTTCAAAAATAAATTCGACTAAACAACGAAAGGATAACCCATTAATAATTAAAGAATATTACAAAAAATTCAAAACTAAAAACCCCGAATACCATATTAATAATAGTATAATCTGGAGAAAAAAGAATAAAAAATATTCATCAATCTATTCAAAAAATAGAAAACAAATAGATCCTGAATTCAGATTATCTGAACATTTACGAACCAGAATTAATATAAAATTTAATAAATTTATTAAATTAAATAAAGATTCATTAAAAATAATTGATTTATTAGGATGTTCATTAAATGAATATAAACAACATATTGAATCTCAATTCAAACCTGAGATGAATTGGAGTAATCAAGGTAAGATATGGGAAATAGATCATATAATACCTATATCTAAATTTGATTTAACTAATCAAAACGAACAGAAAAAAGCATTTCATTATACAAATACTCAACCTTTATTTAAAACCACACAAATAGCTAAACAATTAGGATATAATGAAATAGGCAATAGAAATAAACTTAAAACAAAATATAACAATGATCGAATATAATCAAAACATAGTTAGAGATTCTTCTATAAAAAGAATGGTAAATTTTAATCCTGAAGATAAACAAATAACTTTCTTAGATTCAAGATATTACAAACGTAACGACAAATATTACCCATCAGTTACATATGTGTTATCATACATTCCTAAAGAAAAAATATTTATTGATTGGCTTAAAGAAAAAGGCGAAGAATCAGATATTATAGTTGATAAAGCCAGTAAAAAAGGTAAACGAGTTCACGGAGCTATTGAAAGTTTGTTAAATAAAGAAGAACTATCATGGATAGATGCATATGGTAATGCAAACTATTCATTAGAAGAATGGCAAATGATACTAAAATTTTCAGAATTTTGGACAATACACCAACCTACATGTATAGGATCTGAAATCCATACATTTTCCGATAAGTATGAGTATGCCGGTACCATTGACTTAATATTAGATATTAAGGGTGAAACGTGGTTAATAGATCTTAAAACATCTAACCAAATACCGCCAGTATACCATTATCAGACCGCAGCATATTCATACGCTTGGAATGAATGTTATGATAGACCAATAGATAGACGTGGAATTTTGTGGTTAAAATCATATACTCGCAAAGAAGACAAAACTGGTAAAAAAATTCAAGGTAAGGGTTGGCAATTAATTGAATCTGACCGTACTCTTGAGGATGATTTTAAATCTTTCCAATTATTTTATGATGTTTACAAACATCAAGTAACATATACTAAGCCTCTTAGTGAAATATTCCCGACTACAGTGAAAATTATGTAATATTTATATATAGTATAAAACTGTATATGAAATTAATCAAAATATTACAAGAACAACGCCTTCCTCAACCTACTCGCAAACAATTAATGAGGGAGTTTATTAAATTTTGTATTAAGGAATTAGGATTAGATCAATCACCACAACCTAAACCAAAAATCAAACTTACCAACAATAAGGCGGATACAGAAACATATGGTCATTTTGCCCCTGCAGATAATCGTATAGTAGTATATCAGGGTGATAGATCATTTAATGATGTTGCTAGAACAATATGTCATGAATTAATTCATGAACGTCAACGTCAAAAAAATCAATTAACTCACAAATCAGGTGAGGATGGTAGCCCAGAAGAAAATGAAGCCAATGCTTTAGCTGGGGTTGTTATGAGAAAATGGGGTAGATTACATCCGGAGACTTACGAATAATGAATTTACTAAATATTCTTAAAGAAATAACAATCACCCCTTATAGAGCTACATTACAGCGTTTAAGTGATTATAATTTAAGTGATTATTTTATACTAGAACTAAGTGAAGACATGAAATTGGGATGGACGGGGGAGGGTTTAAATTTACTATCAGATTTTATGATTAGTCCTTCTAGAGTTCAATTAGTTAGGGAATTTTTAGCTAAAAAAGGTATACCCTATTTATTTGATGGTCAAGAATTTTCAATACCTAATTATAAAAAATATTTTAAAATAGAAAAAGATTTAAATGAAATAATAATTAAACCACCTACTCCTAAATTTATTATTTTAAAGAAATCCAAGGAAGGAGAAACATTCTTAGATGTAGATTGGAGTGGAGTAGAAAAATATTGTATAACATTAATTCCAAATATAGATGAAAATTACATAGCAGACATAGTTATGGGCTGGGATCAGCAGAATCAAGATTTTCAAGCATATCCTGAAAAAATTGATGAGTATAATTTAAGTTTATATAATTATGTTAATGAAAGATTAAAATCATATAAAAGTAAATATCTACAAGAAATTACTATTAAATCTCCTCATCCTTTAGATAAAATTCCACTTCTAAAACCAGGAACACAAATATATTCCGAATTTAAAATAAGTGGTAGAACATATAAAATAAGTGGAGAAGTAAGATATATATCTGGCCCAGACACCAATGATAATCATTATTTTATTATAATTCATAAAAATAATAGAAATTTAGCCAGCCCCGAAGAATATTTAGATATACCTGCTGATAAGACCGAATATAAATTTCATCAACAACGTGCTGCAAAAGGTGAATTTGTGGGAAAACAACCTTTTGGAACTTTATTTTTAGATAATATGACAATTATATCTCAACCAGAAGAAATAAATGAAATAGAAATAGATCCAAATCTTATCCCAAAAATTAAAGAACTTATAGAGGATCTTAAAAGTAAACATAATCGTTTCAATGGTTTAATACATAATATAAGTAATTTACTTATGAGTCTTTATTATAATAATAAACTAGGAAAGGGAGGTATTGATGGTTTATCAAAATCTTCTCAACTAGAATTATATAAAGAATTATTAAAATTAAAAAAAGTATATGAAAAAAATCCTGAATCCAATGCTGCTTATTTAGATGAAATAGAAATTAAGCAAGGTGGACCAGGTTTTATCATTCCAGCTAAAATCAAATCCGCAGATCTTTTCTTTGGAGATGTAAATAAAGCAATATTTAAAATAGATTATGATAAAATTTTAGAATGGTGTAAAGCAACTAATAGAAATTATAATTTAGCTGCTATAAAAGAAATTGTAAGACAATGGAAAGAAAATCAACTTAAGGGACAAAAAATGTTACCAAAAGATATATCTAAATATGATAGTTGGTTATATACATTTTTATCAACTATTTTACAAACCCAAACTAAAAGAAAAATAGATGAAATAGAAATAAAACCTCAACTTCCATTAAAAATAGGAGAATTTTACTCAATTAATTTTTATAAAGCTAGACCTAATATGCCCGAGAAATTGGATCAATGGACTCCACCCAGGTACAAATATATAGGAACAAAAAAAGCTACATCAGGAAATATATATCATATATTTGATATACCATCAATCTACATTTCTGGTGAAACAGCAATCCCTATAACAACTAAAAATTGGTTTAAAACTAAAGAACAATATATAAAAGATCATGAACGATAATATATTAAAAAAAGAATTTAATGAAAAAGACGTACAACGCGTACGTAATTTGGTTACCAAAAAATATGGTGAAGGTGTTGGAATTCAAGTAGGATATACAAAAGAAGTTGTAGACCATAAAGAAAATGAACCATGGGAAGAAAATGGTAAAACTTGGATCATTAAAAATGGTATTAAACAAAATATAACTAAACTCGATAGTTTTAAACAATTATCCGTTATTCCCTTGCTGTGTCCTGATTGTCATAACCCACTCAAGACAGAATATGATAAAAAAATGTATCGCATTCACAAAAAATGTCTAGGATGCGTAGTAAAATATGAAACTCAATTAAAAATCGAAGGTAAATACGAAGAATATTCAAAATCATTGATCCAATCTAATATTAATTTCTTTTTAACTGATTATGAAGCATTTTTAGATGAAATGTCAAAAAATGTAAATATTACAGATATAGTATCAGAAGACGGCACAGTTGAAAAATGGATTGGTAATAATCGCGAATCAATTGAAAAGGCGAAAAAACACCTAAAGGACATTAAAAGTAACATAAAATAATTAATATTTATATATAAATTAACCGCAAATGGGTATAAGCCTTATTAAAATATTATACGAAATTCAAGAAGAAACTGAAAAGAATGTTTTAACATCGCGTCCTCAAGCGAGTTCATTAAAACGTTTTCAAGAAGTTACAGAACGTTTATCAAAAGTACTAAAAAATACGAAAGTAGTAAATAAAGAACAATTATATAACACAGATACTGACACGAACATGTTTAAACCATCAATTATTGCTAAAGGTAACATGATTCAACACATCGGGGAGTACCAGGGTAAAGATTTTAAAACATTTACCAACAGTTTAGCAAAGTTATATGAAAAAGCAGGATTTACTGTTGAATTTGGTTATGGATCAGATGATATTAAAGGTTTTGAGGTAAAAGAAGCGGATGGTGAAGTAATTGGTGAAATAGATTTTTTACAAAAAGATTCAATACCTAATTATGGTGATACTATAGTAATTAAACATAAAAAACAATAAATAATGAATAAAAAACAACAATTAACTGAACTTATAAATAGAGAGGTTAAAAAAATTATAACTGAGGTTAGAAATAAGAAAGCTAAAAAATCTAAGAAAAAACCTACCATAGAAGGCATCACAGTGGAAAGTCATGGTGGTGTTGAGAAAAACGATTTAGGTAATTTCTTTGTAGTTTTAAATCCAGCTAAAGGATTTTCTAATGAGGGTCTAGTATTTGAAACTGATTTATTTAATTTTACTGAAAGAGTACAGTCAGGTAAATTAGCATTTGAAAATGTTAGAGCAATTTTTAGAAAACAAGAATCTGCTAACAGATTAAAAGAAAGAATTATTAAAGAAAGAAATAATTCTATCATGGATGCTAAAAACTCAGCTGAGAAGTTAAAAGGATTAAGAGAT